TTGCTAATGGCTGCCCCGCCAACAGATGCCCAAGTAGTTCCGTTGTAGCCCTCAAACTGAGTCGTTGTGGTATTGAACCGCAACATACCCGATACGCCTGTAGGCTGTTGACCTGTTGTACCCTTGGGTAGCTGGAGTGCCGCCACACCCACATAAGAGGAAACCTTGACGTAATCCGTAGAGCTGAACGCAACAATGGCCTTCTCGCCGGGATAAATAATTACGCCAGACTGCCCAGTAGCCTTGATTGTGACGTTGTATGTGGTGTCTAGGTTGTTAACAATATAAGAACGGCTTGAAGTTGGGGCTGTGATTGTTACACTTGCCGCCAAGGAACTGATACTTAGTATGTAGTACTGCGCTGTCGATGCGCCAATATTTGTAACTAAATATGTACCAGCCGTATTCGCAAGGGTCAATGCGTTGGCTGTAAACGAAGCTGATGTCAAAGCCAATGTACCCGCAATAGAAATATCCAAGTACTGCGTTAAGCCATTGTTTACATCGTCACCCCAGTTACCAGACTCTGTACCTGTGGTAATAAGCGGTAAGCTTAATAGTGTTGTTGGTGTGATTGCCATGTTTTCCTCATTATGTCGGTATCAAAACCCAATTTGGTGTTTCAGCATCATTAACATCTGTCCAGCCCGGGGTCTGTGTATTCCCTATATTCTGCCACGAAGCAGTCTGGCTGTCATCAATTAAACTCCAGAAAATAACTCCCATTGTTCCTACCTGCGCTACTGCGGCAACCCCCGTTAAAGTAGCGCCCCTGCCTGTCATTGTTACTGTACCAACCGCACCGCTAGAACCCACTCCTGTCAATGCAATTGTGATGTTTACTGCTGTTGTTCCAACCGCACCTGTTGCTGTAGCGCCGCCCAATGGAACAGACAAAGCCCCGACTGTACCTGTAGCACTGACCCCTGTTAGATCAATTGCCTTTGTAGGTACAACCGTGCCTACATTCCCTGTTCCGCCTACACCTGTTAACGTAATTGTTAAACTTGGAGCAACTGTACCTACGTTTCCTGTGGCAAAGTCGCCTGTCTCTGCATCTGAATTTGTGGGAGTTACAGTCCCAACAACACCAGAAGAAGCTACCCCAGTTACGCCAAACGACTTGCTTGGAGTGACAGAACCTACCAACCCACTAGCTAAAACTCCTGTTAAAGCCGCCGTGTTACTTACAGTAACTGATCCCGTTGTACCTGTAGCGCCTACACCAGATAGGACTACTGAGATGTTAACTGTGGTTGACCCTACCGCCCCGCTTGCCTCAACACCTGTCAAAGCTATCGTTAGATTTGCCCCAACCGTGCCTACATTACCTGTTGCAAAATCTCCTGTTTCAGAGTCTGTATTACTTGCAACTACAGTACCAAGATTGCCCGTTGCCCCAACACCTGTTAAAGCAATTGTTAAATTAACGCCAGTCGAGCCTACACCCCCCGAAGCAACATCACCTGTTAGCGGGGTTAAACCTATTCCCCACGGGCCATCGCCCCAAGCATTACTGCCCCATCCAGCCATAGGTCACCTATCAGGTTGTAGACAAGCGTAACAAAGCAGTTGATGTTGTATTGGCAGGCATTGTCAATGTAAACGTACCAGCACTAATAGTCTGAGAGCCAAACGTGTGAACGCTGACTGCTGTATTATTTTGCGTAGAGTTGTACACCAATACACAATCAAAAGCGGTGGTCACCGTCAAAGCTGTCCACGAAAAGTCTGCGGAAGGAGTCCAGTAAGCCACGCCTGCTGTTATCGATGAATTGGTTGCCGTAACCGCATTTGCGTTTGTAATTGTTACGCCGCCTGCCGTGTATCCTGTGCCTGAAGTGTTGGTCACTTCACCTGTAGCAGAATAAGCGGCAGTAGAAGCGTTAATCGTAGCAGACGCAAAATACAACGCCGCCTTAAACGTGTCTTTTGTAGGAGCAGTTAAGCTACCTCGACTGACCAATGTAATTGATCCAAACTGATGCCCGCCATTCATTAGCTGGCCCATAAAAGAAGTTGCCATTGATTGTGTATTTGCCATGATAAATCCTTATAGTGAAGCCGCTTCAGCAGATGCAAAATTGGGCATCTTTTTTAAAGTTACGTGAGCTGATCTGTGAACCAACTCCCCATCTAACCAATACTCAACCCATGTTGTGTACTCGTTGTCGTCATCGACTGAACCTTCTCTTTTTTCAAGAAGAGATTCGTCCATATCACCTTTAGTTGTTGTAATCAATTTGAACTCCTGATTAATGCTGTAGTATACGTGTTTGACGGCATTGTAATGGTGAAATTTGTTGATGTCTTGTCAGAACCAAAGTCAAGAACAGCTATGGATTTATTCCCCTGTGTGACGTTATAAATTAACGCACATCTAGCTGTTACTGATGCATTAAATACAGCATTGTTAAAATTAACATAAACTGTATAGTTAGATGTATTTAAAGTAACACCAGTTAAGATAATACCACCTGTTGTATATCCACCACCACTCACTTCATTGGTTGTTGAATATACAGTTGTGTCAGCATTTAAGTCTGCATTACCAGTATATAAAGCAATCTTTAAAGTATCAGTTAAAAGATTATGCACAGCTTGATAAATCTGAGACTTAAAGCTAGTGGTTTGTGTTTGTACAATGCTCATGCTACAGCAACCCTTACCTGACCATCACGATAAGCATCCATACGTTGTTTGCCATCACCCAAGTTCTTGAGAAGTGCAATAGCTTGAACATATCGTTCTTGGTACATCATGTACATACCATCATCAGGGCCACTCTTCATGTATGTACCAGCTTCAGCTAAAGTACCATAAAGAAGAGCAGAGTCAAAGTTATCACCCAACCATGTGGTTAAAGCAGTAACAATAGACTCTGGGTAATAGTAATAATGCAATTCTGCATAATAGTTTGCACTAGGAGTAGGGCCAACAATGAAAGTTAATTCATTTACATCTGTTGAGCTGGGCCCAAAAATAGCGTAATGTTTTGGTTCTGATGCGTAAGCGGACAAAGGATAAGCTTCACGCATGAAGTTAACGTCTTTGTTTAACAAATATAAGTAATCACCCTGAAACACAATGGTTCCTGAAACTGGCCCGCTATTAGCTACAGTTAAAGTAATCGTAGTTCCATTGATACTTCTGACTTGACAGTTAGTTCCTATACCAGTACCTGTTACTTGCTGATTAACAGCTATGCCACTATTGCTTGCAACAACAATAGTTTTTAAACCTGAAGTTCCAGTGGCTGTAGTGCTGTTATATGGGAAAACTGCCAAACTATACGTAGACAAAAAATCACCGGGACAAGATAAATACTTGTTCCCTGTCGTCAACACACCCGTTACATTCTTACGCAAGTTAGCAATCTGCACCGTGTTATAGATGCGCTGCTCCGCCTGCTTGATCATCGTATCGATGGTCGTTGTATCGAACGTATTCTGCGTGTAATCTTGTACCGCAGCTACGAGTTGTGTGTACGTCATTGTCATTGTATTAAGCCATTGGGCCCCGAGCCATTACGCCCTTGGTTGCAGCACCTGTGCCACGAATTTTGATACCAGTTGTTTTTACTGATTCATCGCCAGCAGATTTACTATAAGCACCAACGCTCATATCAAGCGTATCAAGCTTACTTTTGTTTGGTTCTTTGCCGGGATTGGTAGAAGCTTTAACTTCTTTACCAGTCATATCGTGTGGCTTGGCATAGACCTTGGCATCACCAACTTCTTTGCCCATCATCTTCTTGCTAAATGTAGCCATTATTTGCTCCCAGATTTCTGGTTCATTGCACGGGACATATTGCGACCCATTGTCTTGCGATCCATACTTGTAGGGCCACCTTTTTTAAGCTTCAATGTAGTACCTTTACCACCTTTGTGCTCTTGCATGTCATGCTGTTTAAAAGCCTTTTTAATAAGTTCTTTGTCTTGCTTGACATCCATTTTCATGTCTTCTTTCATATCACTCTTTGCCATGATTATCTCCTTAAGATACCGATACTGTACCAACAAATGTTGTTCCCACCAAGTAGTTTGGAGTAAGACTTGCATCAAACTCTTTACTACCGCCAACTGGATTCCAGCCCCACTGAATATCCCTCGAACCTCCAGTAGGTACTCCACCACTTGGATCTGTGCCTAACTGTAACCCATTCAATCCAGCCGTTACATATGTCGTATCCTTACGAGGATTACGCAAAGCCTGTGGGTCATAGACTGGGAAAGTTCCTAGCATCAACTGAGGCTGATCTGGATCCCAACATTCATCACAAACTAACAACTGATATTTACGCTGTTTGATGATCTCAGTCTTTAGTTTTTTTAACAAGTACTGCTGGCCACAGCGATCACATTCCGCAATCGCTATTTTGCCAGAAGCAAACTGATTAGGCATTAGATAGCACCACCACCAATAAACATTTGCTGAGGCACAAACCTGAGAGTTGCTTTCTCACGGTCTTCACCAGCAGCAGTTTCAAAAGTCTCATCATAAATCTGCTTAAGCATCTGTATGCGAGGCATTAATTCAGGTACTTTTACCGCAATATGGTAGGCCAATCCAGCCACCAAAGCAGGCAAAAAGCGAAAATTCATGTCAGCTACCTCTACACCTGCGCCAGCATCTTGTACTCTACGCAATCTCCAGTAGACAAATTGGTATGTTGTACTGTTATCGGGCGTTGGCCATACAGTTACAGCAGGAAGTTGGGGTACAAATACCGCCGTTCCGTCTGTGTGAGAAGCCGCAGTTGTATTATTCTGGGCTCTATATACCCCACCCAATACATTACCAGACACATACGTATAGTAAATATCTTCAGAATCTAAACGCATAAACCCTGATCCAGCCAATCCAACTATCGTATCCAAAGTAATTGTTGTATCTGTAGCAGTTATTGCACCGCTAAGATATGACTTTGAAGGATTGGTTTCACCAGAAAGCCGCTGAACCCACACTTGGATAGGTCTAGCTTGCTGTAATTTATTAGGAATAGTGGCATAGGTAGAAACACTAATACGAGTAATGGTTAAATCAGCTTGTGTTGAAGATGTATTCTGACCTGTACGTATTACATGTTCCATCAAATCAATAGTGTCCGTAGGTAAAGCATAAGTAGCTAAACCGGGAGTCAGGTTTATTATCCCCTGCTCCATCGTCCACATATTGATACCTTTATTCTGCCACTCAATGGTCATTAGATTCATTGATCTACGAGCTGTTCGCAAATCATAACCAGTACGCATCTCTTTACCGGCACGTTCCCATGCCTCTTCGGCAATCTCTGTGAACTCCATGTTAAAGAGAGTAGTTCCGGTAGTAGTCATTTAGCTGTCTTTGCTGAATTGATAAATGCTTGTTGAGTTGGAGCACCTTTACTTCCGGGCTTTCTCATCTTCTCTTTAGATCCTGCTGCGATACGTGCTTGTTTTGCGTGGATATTGGCATAAAGTCCAACCTGTCCACCTTCAGCGTATTGGGTAAAGTCCGTGTTATCACGACGAGCTTTACGTACGCCTTTAGGCATTTTGCTTGGGCTTATATCACCCATACCACGAGAAGCCATCATAATTTAGCACATCTTTCCACGAGTTTTACCTCGTTGAGCAATACCGTCAGCACGACGGGAAGCGGCCATGCCACCAGAAGCCATCTTTGTATATGGCTTCATTCCTGCCGGCTTTCCTGTTTTAGAGAAAGACATGTACTTGGAAGTCATGCCGCCCTTGGCTTTACCAACAACTTTATTATAGGCAGCCTCAGAAGCAGCTATTTCTTTAGCTGTTTTAAGTTGCTGTTCCATTTCAGACCGTTTAGCGGGTGTGACATAGTCCTCATCGCTCTCATCAGTGCGTTGAGGATTGACAAATCCTCGTCCAGCCCCAGCAGATTTAGTCATGATTAGCTCCTAATTAACAGGCTTTTCCGCCCATTTTCATTTTTGTCATCCCGCCACTTTTCATACCTTTGCTGCCAGCCATTTTAATGACTGTACCTTTGGTCTTACCTTTGGTAACTACACCATCAGTAGTCTTACCTGTAGGTACTGCGCCCATTTTGCTTGGAGCAACTGATCCGCCTTTTGCCATCTTCTTCATATCTGACCCCTTGAAAGTTTTGCCTTTATCGGCACTTGCAAAATCTTTTCCCACAGATTGTGGTACTCCCGCTTTCTTAGCAAACGATGGCGAATGTGCAATCGCTTCCATGAAATTGTGTTGTTTCTTACTTACGCTTGGCATTATTATCCCCTTTGTCTAATAAGCTGGTCAATCTTTTCTTCCAACCTATTAAAGCGTTGGTCAATGTGATCTGTAATTCGCTCAACTTCTGCTTGAGTAACATTATCACGGGCTACCTCCTCACGGGTTTTATTGAGCAAAATGGTTACACGAGATAACTCTCTAAACTTTTCATTCATAACGTAACCAATTACCCCAACCAATAAAGTCAAAGCAGCAGACCAAATTGTATTGATATCAATCACAGATATCTACCTTTTGTTTTGCCACGCTGAGCAATTCCATCAGCTCTTTTAGAAGCGGATGATTTAATCATTCCACCTTTTTTCTTCGCTTGAGTAAAAGTTCCATCAGCATTAAAAGTACCACCAGTAGGAATGTCACTGTCATTTTCTATTGCTGGCTCTTGTTTACTCAACCATTTTTTAGTTGCTTCAGCATTTAAAGCATGAGCTGTTTTAGCATCTGATGCACGAGGTTTAAATCCCATCCCAGCACCACGATTATCTCCTTTTACATAGGAAATAAGTTGCTGTTCATACATTTTATCTGGGTCTCTGGCATTTCCAAATGCACCGATAGATGATAGTCCTGTTGCCATATTAATAAACCTTGCCTTTAGTAAAACCTTTTTGAGCTATACCATCTGCACGTTTAGAAGCAGAAACTCTTCCGCCTTTAGCTAGACCAACAGCCGAACGAATTTTTTCCATTGTAGAAGGAGGCTTGGTGTTTCCACGGCGAGTTTCACGAGACATCTCGGCATCTGATTCGTCTAAAGCTTTACCCGCCTCTTCAATGTCAATTGTTTTATTTTTACCAATAGGAGAATAAGTTTCTAAATTAAGATAATCACTTGTTGGTTCTTTTTTCCCTTTTTTTAAGCTGTCTGTAAGGGTTTTGTTATAAGCATCTGCCGCACGGATTTCATTTTTAGTGGTTTCGCGTTTATCTACTGTAGTCATTTTTAACTCCTTAACATTTCCATCTTGAAAGAGCAGCCGCCTTGCGGGTAGGCTTACCCTTCTCATCTTTCATAGGGCCGGGAACCCCCGACATACGAGCGCAAAACGAATCTTTGCGTTTACCGCCTTGTGGTTGTGGAGCCTTAAGATTGCTACCTGTAGCAGCGTTGTACTTGGCACGGCCTTTGGCAGTTAACCCAGCTCCCTTGGAAGCAGGTAACTTTTCACCACGACCAATAGAAAGAGATGGTGTTTTCTTAGCCATTTACAACTTTCAATCTGGAATAATGGATATTTTCCAACATTGGCAAAACAACTTCCTCACGGAAATTACGTTCAAATACTTCTTGACCTACATGAGGAAGACTAATATCAACATCAATATAAACAGTGAATCCCATTTGAGTTGCCCTGTCGCAGAACAAATAATCTTCACCAACATACTTGCCATTCACAATTGCAAAGTCAAATACTGCTGACATTTTTTCTGTCGGTGATTTTTCGTAAGTCCACTCTGGATGTGCCTTTATTAACTTTTCAATGACATGACGCTGGATTAACATAAATCCAGTAGGCGCACGAGTTAAACGCATTAAAGAACCTTCAAACTCTAAGTCGCCGTTATCATCAAAATAAACATCGGCAAAGAACTTAGCATCCTTGGCTCTGCGTGGGTATGCACCAGCAGTAATATCTTTACCACCACTCTGAGCTACCAGACGTAAGATATCGTCAGCGTTAACAATTACATCAGCATCAATAAACAGAAGCTCTGTGCAGTCTGTTTTTAAGAATTCATGCACCAACGCATTACGCGCCATCGTAATGATTGAGCAGTTAGACAAATCAGACAACGTGACAGATACACCAAGACTCATCGCTTTGGGCATTAACTGCGCCAGTGCAAATGCGGTCTTGATGTTTAGCTTGCCATCATAAGCTGGAATGCCTATGAAGAGCTTGCGTCCCATCAATGTTGCCTGTTTTGTTTCAGCCATAATAAATATTGCAAGCTACTACGTTACTCATTTGAGCATAAACACCATCAGTAACAACTACGCCATCACTGGGAATAAATGGCGCATTATTAAACGAATCGCTTGCCGCTACATCGTAGGTCATAAGCCATTTGCTTGAAAATACCATTGCCGCGCCAGCAGTGATTGACCCAGAGTTTATGTCTGTAACTGTAAACGTACTTGAGTTTGTAACGGTTACTGGATAATTGCCGTTTGTTGCCGTACCGCCAGTGCCAGCCGCAAAGTCAATACCAATAACTTGGCCAGTTGTTAAACCGTGAGCAGTTAATGTAACGGTGATGGTTGTACCAGAACGACCATAAGTTGCCGTAGTTACCGGGGCAACGGTGGTATCAAATAACGTAACGTACCCAGCAGTGGCAGAGCCAGTAAATGAAATGGCTTTGACTCGGTTACGACCAAGAACCATGAATCCACTAGCGTTTAAATGCGCCTGTTTGACAGGTGTCTGATTCATAATTAATCTCCTTGTAAATAGGGGCCGAAGCCCCCTAGATTAATTAAGCCTGTGAAGGAGATGGTGACTGTGCGCCAGTCGAGTCTGCCACTGCGTAAACAATAGTGTACTGAACAGTGCCAACCGTTACTGTAGCCACAGTTGGTGACAATACAGCTTGGATAATTACATCTGTTGGGCCAACACCAATACCATTTGGTGAAGCTGTGGATGTAGCACCTGCCCAGTTAACTAACTTAGAAGCGGCGTTAGTGTTAGCCAAACGACCTTGAGCCGTAATGTCTGAAGAAGCCCAGAATAAGTTAGTAGTTGTGGAAGTCCCAATAACTACGTTAGCCGCAGTAGAACCAGTGAACGCTACTAAAGTATCAATAAAAATATTAACAATTTGTGCGCCTGCTGGAATGGTAAACAAAATTGTAGTGGCTGGAGCCGCTACTGTTGTGCCGTCATAAACCACTTTTTCGGTTTGGCTAACAAGCGTTGATCCAGTATTTTGAATCGTACCAGCAGTAGTGCCAGTTGTGTTTTTTACAGTACCGAGTAGCCAAGGGCCAAGGTGAGTTGCGAATCCCATGAGGATCTCCTTACATACAAGTTAAGTGTATCAATCAGTATGCTGTCTGCCGGGACAGTTTGATACACCGGAAAGCCCGGATACGTATTTATACCATTATGTTATTAAATATGCAAGAAAAAAGGGGCCGAAGCCCCTTCTTTTTTTACCTATAGATTAGGCTGAACCGGGAGATCCAAAGATTCCCAATGGATCTGATACGCCGAAGCTATAACGCTCACGGGCTTTGTAACGTACGTTACCTGTATCAAAATCTCCATCCATCGCTGTAGACATAGGTGTACGAACGAAATGTTTCAATCCGTTTGGTACATCAGTCAACAAGAACCAAGCATTGGTGTCAGTCAAGAAGTGATTAACTGTGTAACCTTCTGGAATGGAACCATTGTTCTTCAATGCGTTGATATCGTTATCGGTAGTACCGACACGCAATTCAGTCTCTAAGAGGCGAGTTGCAACGAACATCAATGCAGGTGGAACAACCAATTTCTTGGGCTTAGCTGCGATCAAAAGGCTACGCTCGTCTGTCCAAGCAGCGATTTGAATAACAGCATTTTCCAATGATGTTTCATTCAAGTCAGCGCCAGTTGTAGGACGATTGCTGTTTGTGCCGCCAGAAACCAAGGGGTGAGCTGTTGAGCAAAGAACCACGCCGTCGCCATAGACTGGAGCGCCTGAGCCTGTGAAGGCATTGTTCAATACATAAGCAGCTTTAACTTGCTTGGTGTAAGCCATACCACGGGCCAAAGCCTTGGTATAACGTGAAGACAAACTGTCGTACAAGTTATCTTCCACAGCTTCCTCTGTGATGGAGAAGCCCATCGCAATGGTTTCGTGGGTATAACGAGCAGTCCAAGCTTCTTGTGCATTGTCATAAGCAAGGGCTGAACCCTCGTTTTTGACTGGTGCAGCAGAGAATCCAGACAGTTTTGTCTCTTCTTCGAAGCTACGCTCTGATGACTCAGTTTCGTAGATCTCTTTGTGCTCTTCGCCGTATTTAGCGTATTCCAAACCGAACAATGCGTTCAGGCCGGGTAAGAGTTCTTTCAATAGTTGTGCGCGTGAGATTGCCATAGTAAGTTACTCCTTAAATGCCGGTAGTACTGTTGTACTGAGCCGTGTTGAATTTAACGAGAAACTCGTAATATGTTGTGGCAGCTACGTTGGCATTACCAGTCGCAGTATCAGGCACAACGTCAACAACACGGACGGGAAGTGTATTAGTAGTATTAGCGGAAGAACCGTCAATACCATAATATGAGTCACCTGTGGTAGTGGAACCTACGTTTGCAACTAAAGCAACGTTAGAACCAACAATCGCACGGCTGTAAGCCGTAGGAGTAGTACCAGCGGCAACTGTAGCCACAACTTTAAACAACGCGCTAGGATCATCTACGACATAGGCAAAAGACATAGCAGTAGATGTGGACTGGGATGCTGGATAAAATTGACCTGAAACGGGTTGACCGCTTGAGTTAATATAAGCACAGCCAACCAATACACCAATGATGTTTCCTGAGTCAGTTGTACTAGCAGCTACGATGTAGCCGTTTGTATCAACCTTAACAGTATCACCGTTTAGGATTGCGGTTGCGTAAGCAGGGGCGACGGGGATTTGACGGATCGCTCCGGCGTAGGGTAGTCCATCCAGTCGGTTGACTGGTTTAAAACCATACGTCTTATCTATCGTTGGATAAGCCATTTTTTAAACTCCAAAAAATTAAGTACCTCTACCGAAAGTTACCTCAGACTTACGTTCTTTAAACATAGGCATCCGTGGATCACTTTCGCGCATGTAAGTATTATCTACCGATTGCATCTGAGCTTCCGCTTGTTTGCGATAGTAATCATTCCGCTGTTCAGTAAACTCTACTGGGGTTTTACAAAGTAACAAACCACCTACCAATACGCTATCTTGGAACTGACCATTGGTAGATCCAAAAAGACGGATTTCAGGATGGTCAGAAGCCTTCACAGGTTCCCAGCCTTCACGTAATTTTGCAGACAAATTGGTGGCATCAGCTTTATCTAATGTACTAACGCGGATCCAACGAAAAGCGTAGCCGGGCTCTGGATGAGGATCAGGCAATAGCTGAGGAGGCATCCATTGTTTTGGACGAGCTACAGCTTCACGACTTTCAGTTTCACGTTTTGCACGAGTTTGAGTATCAGACATATCATTCACCTTTTCTTAATTCTGCAATTTTTTGAGCCATAAGTTCATGGGAAACCCCGAACTTTTTAGCCATCGTTACCTGAAATGGAGAGAGCCTTATCTTGGAAGAAGAGGAGCTCCGCGTCACGGGCGCGACGACATTCGATTTTTGACGAGGAGCGGGTTCCCTGATGGGTTCCGGTTCGTTGCTTTCCAGACCGAAGTTCTCTGGAAACACTTGGCGAATTCGAGAATTAAGTCTCGTATAGTATTCGTCGGAGTTAGGATCAATTCCAGTCTTAATGAGCTTTGTGTGTAAGCCCAGAGCAAAGCTGGTCATTTCATCATCACTACCAAACCAAGAATTCTCGGCCTGCCATATAGTAGCCTTTGGATCGGCTTGTGGCTGACGAGGGACTTCTCTAGGTGTAATTTGTACCTCATTTTCCTCTTTTTGTAAAGGAGGTCTAAAATTATTAACCCGATCCATCCTTATTTTGGCAGTAGTTAAAAGCTCTTGAGCATCCACCAAAGCGTCAGAATCACCCGATTCATAGGCTAACTTGTAGCGTCTTTTAGCATCGTCCACTTCATTAGAGACTACTTTTTTAGCCTGCTCTAATAAAGCTGATTGCCCTTCATTTAAAGAACCTTTTAGCTTTTTGTTTTCCTCAGCAATTACCTCAGCAAACTTAATAGCTTCTTCACGTTCTCTTAATGCTTCTTCCGCACGACGGCGCTCGTTGTGAAATCCAGACTGTAAGTCGTGAATTCTTTTCTTAACTTTCTCGTCGTACTCTTCTATTTCGTTTTCTTCAGTCTTTTCTGCCCTTACAGATTCAGATTTTTTAACTGGTTCTTTTGCTTCAATGTCGATTTCGATACCACCATCCTCATCTAGGATAGGTTTCTTTGGCTCTTCATCGGGAAATTGAAATTCAATTTGTTCAATAGACATTAATTACTCCTTATGGACGTTGGATTCCACGGGGATCTTGAACTATGGCTTCAACGCTGTCATCGTTGATAATCCTCCATTCAGTTCCGTGAATTTTCATACGAGTCCCAGTATTAGGACGAGTAAGAATGAAATCACCTACCTTGCATGACGGGCCAGATGGGAATCTTTTTTCATCTTTAAATGCGTCTGGGCCAATCTTGGCAACAAACAACACAGGAGACAAAAGCTCTTCGTGATACATCATTTGAGAAGTCTTAATCAGACCGCTTTCCCCCATTTCTTCTTCTGCTTTTGGCAGCATACAGAGCAAATGATAGGTAACAGGATCAGGCACTTGTTTTGCCTTCTCCTCTGTCGTCGTATTTAAAAGACCCGACAGATCTACCGCAGACACATCGAAATTACTCATCGTCATCTTCCTTTATTTTTCTTAATAGGTCGTTTAGCTCAAATTGTGCAGAACGCAGACCATGAATAGTCCCGCACAGTCCCTTGTATTCGGCGTAGTCTTTAGCTACGCCATCACACAATGAATTTGCTACATCTGTAATACGCTCATTAATGTTTCGGTTGATGATTTCAAAGACTTTCAATTCCATAAGTTACCCTTTCGTCAATTTGGTAATCACATCAGCTTTTATCTTCTGCTCATTCATCTTATTGGCCGCTATCAACCTAGCCTGCTCCCTTGTGTTTTCAGCTTGGATTCTTTCTGAATCTATTTTTAGCCTCTGTTGCGCCAAAGCAACTTCTGCCTGATCTTTTTGCGTTTTACGCTGAACTTCTTGAGCTTTAATCTGCAATTCGGCCTGTTGCATCTGAATAAGCGGGTCTTGAGCCTGCTGTTGAGCCTGTTGTTGTTGAGCTGTGGCCATATTGAGCTGTAATAACTGCGTTGAAGCTTGAGCAACCAGCCTAGATAACTGAACTTCCACATCTTCTGGGAGTTTTTCGTTAGGTGGAGGTAGCGGTACACCCATTTGCTCTTCAATTTTGCGTCTATAAGCAAAAGCCAAGTGCTCTGCAATGTGTGCTTGGATAGCAGCCATCATTGTTTGAGCCATAGGGTTTTGCCCCATCTGTGCCGCAATCATAGGATCCTTCATAAAAGTCGTATGAGCTGCAATATGTGCGTCTTGGTCTTGGAAAATGAACGCTTTTGTGGGTTCGCCATTCAAAAAACCCATGTTTTCACTGATTGGATCCTTTGGAGTCTGGTCATCTTCAGTCGGAACCAGCTTTTCAGCGTTCTTAATGCCCAAAACTTCAATCATTTGACGGTGTAATACAGGCAAATTGTAAATTTGCGGAGCCTGAGCAGCCAATTGAATGACCGCTTGGTACTGCATAATCCTTTGAGCCATCGTAGAACTGTTAGGATCGCTGACCGGTATGACTTCACACATGTCATAGTCTTCTTGCTTGGCTTTTCTATTGCCAGAAGAAGGATCATATTCATATTCAGTAGGCGCATAGTCACGAATAATGTTTCTAAGAAGCTTAAATTCCTGCTTCATAGAGTAGTGAACACGCGCTTGAACCGCACTCATCGTCTTTAACTGTCTTTCCAGTAAAGCCAGCGTAGTTCCTACAGGTGCATTGGCACTCATATCGCTAACATTCATGTCGGCAATAGAACCCAAACGTCTTCCCTCTTCGGTGATCTTATCTAATAGACCAGCCAATACCTGTGACGGCTCCTTATAAGGAAGCATCATGATATTGTCTTTAATAGACCCACTCGGTACGTCTACATCCCTAAACTCGCCGGGAGAAATAGGCGTATCGTCACCTTTATTAACCCGTAGTCCTCTAGACTTCAGGCCGCCGGGTAAATTACTTAATGTGCCAGCATCGATAAGTTGGCGAATAAGTGACGTTCCCGCACGAGCATATCCACCAATAAGATGTATATACCCAAAACCGTAAGCACCAAAACCGGGTACATAATCATACTGAACGAAATGTTGTCTCTTAAGCCTCTTCTTATCGTCCTCATCCCAGTTGCGATAGATCGACAATACCTTGGTACTGCCCACATCAATCGTAATAATATAAGGTAAAGCGATTCCATCTTCATCTTCATATCCCGGTAAATCATAGTCAACTTGTATCTCATATATCTGATAACGGTCATCATCTGTAATCGAGTAACCTTGCTCATCGGCTTTCTTTTCCTCTACGTCTGTATGTATATTAGTAGGCTCTCCTAAATCTACATCCCTATAGAAACCAGCAACCTGCAACTTCCTTACTTCGTTCTTTGTCTTTCTCATCACATGAGTAACACGCTCAGCAGTCCTAGAACCACTTGATCCGTAAGGAATAATTACATCCTCAGCAGGAGCAAAAACAGCAGTCTGTCTTCCCAAACTTGGATCGTAATAAACTTTCTTAAAAGCAGAACCAGCCAAGCCAAGATTGAATAACATTCTTTCATGTTCAGGTCGGTACTCAGGCATCTCTTCAGTGAGCTGATAATTCATATCTTCACTCACGCGAGCCGCAGCTTGTTCTTTTAAGATATCAATCGCACCAATGATCTCAGTCTTTACTGGCCCGCCAGCAGGGAAAGTTTCAATGATCGTCTCACTCTGAAACCTCACCGCAGCCTCAGTCAGAATTGTTGAAAAAACACCACAAGCCCCGTTCCAAGGCTGGGTTCTTTCTTCATATTTCATTCCCAAAACATCCAGACCCTTCACAAACATTTCAACCCAATCTTTTCTTGAGTTAATGTCTGCTCCAACGTCTCCAATCAAATCGTCGCCAACAGTAGCCAATGCACTGTCGTCTAAAAACTCGGCCAAATTAGAATCAAATTCGTCTTCGTTCTCACTAGGAGGATTGAGATCAATCTCAATTCCGCCTATATTAATAGACATCGATTCGGGATTCTCGACTTCGATTTCGATCCCGCCATCTAAAGAGTCAATTCCGCTAGGTGCTTGGTATAAAGATTTTTCCATGAGTGCCTCAATAATAAACGTGCTTCTTTCTGAAGCCCATCAGATCTTCGCGCTCGTCTGTATCAAGCCGCAAAAATCCACCTTGTCTGAAACGAATAAGTCCCTGAACACATGCGTCAACCAAATCATCATGCTCGGCATTTGGGAAAGCCGCCATTTGTTCAACAAGTTCATGCGCCCATCTCGTGTCAGGACACCATACTTTACCCGACTTAAAGAGATCAGTCACTGAATTCAAGCGAACAAATTTGTCATTCCCTCGACTCGGCGTGTATTCACTAACCACAATCCCCATTCTCCTCAATTCAAATATCAAAGGAGCACCAGCAGCTTTAGCTTCCACAACAAAAGCATCAGGCTCCCAATCTTTATAATGTGCAAATGCTTTCTCCTTCAACTCAGGAAACTCCATCCTTTTTTGAAAAGCATCTAACAAAATAATATTGATATCCTCTGGGTTCTCATTCAAATGAAACACCCCTAAAGTCACACAAGCCGAATAGTCACTCCGCTCATTCTTCGTAAACGCCGTATCCCAACTCTGAATAATAAATTCACACCTCGGTGGATTCTCAGGCTCCCATCTCTTCCACCACTCCCTTTTAACTATCGCACCCTCCTCACCAGTAGGACTCTGCTGGTACTGAGCATTCCATTTACTCGGGGGCAGTTCCTCTCTCAGCGCCTCTAATTCTTTTAAACTCCAAAACTCTGGCCATAGGGGATTACCACTAGGCATGATCGCAGGCAGTTCTATCAACTCCCACTCATCACTCTTATCCCTACTTGCTGCATCTTTGATGATCCTACCAGTCAGGTCTTTTTCCGACCAGCGCGTCATCACCACAACAATAGCCGCATTAGGTTGCAACCTTTGTCTTGGCCCAGATGTATACCACTCATACACCCTATCAAATACTTCAGGATTCCCCTGCGCCAAAGCAGCCTCCTGCTCAGAATGCGGGTCATCAATAATCAATAAATCCGCACCCTTTCCCGTCACCGTACCCTCTACCCCAATAGCAAAGTACTCCCCCCCTCCACTAGTAGCCCACCTACCCGCTGCCTTACTATCCTGCCTCAAAGCTACATTAGGAAATATCTTTGCATAATGCTCCGAATCAACTAAGTTCCTAACCTTCCGTCCAAACCCCACAGCCAGATCAGCCGTGTTCGAACACTGAATCACCTTCTTATTAGGGAACTTTCCCAAAAACCAAGACGGCAATAAATAACTAGCAAACTCACTCTTAGTATGCCGAGGAGCCATATTGATAATCAATCTCTTAATCTTCCCCGCAGCAATCTCCTCAAACTTCTTCGCCATAACAGCATGATGCCTACCACCCACAAACCCCGGCCACATCGTTTTCACATACTCCATAAAATGCGCCTGAGCCTTCTCCCTCTCCAACGCACTCCTATATACCTCAACACTCGATAAAAACTCCTCCTGCTCATTAGCCGGCAAAGTATTTATCAATTCCTCCAATTTCATTCTAAATTCCTAAACTTAATGTACGTAGGCCGAATAGTCCTACCTCTTTTATCTATCCGCTTTATAACACCTAGTTCAACTAAACGCAATACCAAAGCCAAAGTATTCCCCATCCCCATCTTCCCACGAACATACGCTATATCCCTAATACTAGGACTATAACCATACTTCTTCCACCACTCATCAATCACTAAAAACACTTCCTTCTGCGCTGGACTCATATCAACCTCCATACATTCTTCATAACTCTTATCACTTTTCTTCTCCGTCATCTTATGATTTATCTGTACTTTATATTGCATTCATTCACCTCTCTCCTATGATGTAGAAATAAACGTTTATTTCTATATATTGCATTCACAACACGCCAACCTGTGATGTAGAAATAAACGTTTATTTCTACCTATTACATTTTAACCAACCTCTCCTGTGTTTTTTTATATATATTTTTTTAGGGTAGGCCATAGAAAATCACAAGGGGGCATCATCCCTAAACGAAGGGGTGGGTGTCGCTCCGGGT